GTTTGGCCCATACGGCGCAGTGGCTGGTGGCATTTTGGGCCTGCTGGGTTAAGGAGAATCACATGGCAACAGGTTTTGACTTTGCAAGTTTGGGCAATATGTTTGCCCCAGGCGGCACACCGACAGGGATTGATGCCCTGTTCAACGAGGACCAGCGCCGACTGATGGGCCGCAATGCCAACCTGTCGGCGGCGGCTGCGCTGCTGCAAGCCAGTGGCCGCAGCCGTGAGCGCATTGGCTTGGGTCAGGCTCTTGGCTCTGCCCTGCAAGCGGGTCAGCAGGGCTACCAACAAGCCCGTGCGGGATCGCTGCAAGATTTGTTGCTGGGTGAGAAACTGAAAGAGGCGCAAGACGTAAGGACGCGACAAGCTGAAATGTCTAAACTTTTCCCGCAAGTATTTCAGCGCACAGACACTCCAGAGACAACAGCAATTCCCGGTTTCCCCGGCTTCCCTGGGCGAGATGAGGACGGAAACTTGATGCCCGGTGCGCAATTCACCCCAGCGTCTACGCAGTTAAGAGTTGACCCCAACAAACTGCAAGCATTGGCAATGCTTTCAAAAAATCCGCTGGAGAGTCTTGGGCAAATTGCAAAATTAGTTCCAGACCTTAGAAAAGCTGGATTGACTGGTGCAGGCACACAAACAGATAACCCTTTCAGTGTGTTTACAACAGATCAAACGATCCCTCAAAACGTGCGCAATGTTGCCCAGCAATATGCCAACAGTTTTTCATCTGGTGCCTTGGACCCCGACAAGGTTGATGATCGGGTAAAAACCTTGTCTGAAATGGCGCAAAGAGCGCAACAATTTGCTGCGACAAAGGATGAAAAAGAAGCTAACAGACTGAGAATGGAGGCTCAATTTAAGCAGTCTCAAGATGAAAAAGAAGCCAACCGACTCAGAATGGAGGCTCAATTTAAGCAGTCTCAAGAGGCTTTGGAGTCATTCCGCAGTCAAGGTCTGGAAAACTCAGCGCAGGCCAGAAATTTGGCCGCAAGCATCCAGCAGCAAACTCTTGATATGCGCAGAGAAGCTAACGCCAACAAGCCGGAACAGTTTTCTTATTCTCAGAAAAAGGACTTTGACAGTGTTCAGAAAACACTGGAAACGGCTAAGTCGGCTGAAGACAGCGCATTGCTTGCCGCAAGGGCAGCGCCATTGTTGTCTCAGGCATATGGTGGCCGTGTTGAATCAGGAATTAAAGGCTTGGCTGGAGCTGTTGGTTTCAGCACTGCCGCAAAAGAAGCCAATGACCAGTTGACGCAAATCTCTCAGCAATTGGCTCTTAAAACCCCAAAATTTAGTGGACCAACATCAGATGCTGATGCAAAAAGATATGACAAGGCTGTTGGTGATTTGGCCAACCCTAGCGTCAGCCAAGTATCAAAAATTGCAGCATTGAAAGACATTCAAAACCTTGCACTCAAGCAAGCAGATTACGCACGACAACAAGAAAATTATTATTTTGCAAACAATAAGAGTTTGCGAGGTTTTTCGTTTACTGAGTCCAATCCATTTGGGAAGTGATCATGGCAGAAAAAAAACCAACCACTAAAGACATTTATCTGCTGTCGCAGCGGCCTGATCTTGCTGCAATGTTTGATGAAACATATGGCCCAGGTGCTGCTGCGCAAGTGTTGTCAAAAGTCAAACCAGTTGCCTCGCAAACAGCGCCAAGCCAACCGACAGGAAGCTACACAGGCGCAGCGGTGCGAGGGCTTGCACCACCATTGCTTGGTGCTGCCATGGGCGCTCCATTCGGCCCTGTGGGTATGCTTGCCGGAAGTTTGGCATTGCCTGCTGCTGATGCGTTAACTGCACTTTTAAACACAGCAACTGCTGGCGCTGAAAAAGTTACGGGCGGTCAATATGGAAGAATTACAGCGCCATCTCAGGGCATACAAAATCTGCTGACTCAAGCTGGTGTGCCACAAGCAGAGACAACTGGACAGAGAATGCTTCAAACTGGTGTTGGTGCAGTGGGTGGGGTTGCTTCTCAGTTGCCTGGCTTGCAGCGATTGGCAACACAAGCATCAACCCCATTGGCCCGAGCAATATCTCAGCAAATGGCGGTGCGACCTGTTGCACAAACTGCTGTTGCTTTGCCTGCTGGTGGGGCTGGTCAACTGGCCGCCGAGTCTACCCAAGCACTTGGCCCTATACCTTCAACCATTGCTTCCATGCTTGCGTCAACCGCAGTTGGTGGGGTGGGTATGGCTCAAAAGCCCCAAGCCTCTAGAACTGGCGCAGAAACTAGGGCCGCCACAGTTGCAGACAAAGCACGCAGTCTTGGCTTTACAGGAGAAACCGCACTGACTCCAGGCCAAGCTGGCACAAGCAGAACGGCCCAAATATTTGAGGCAGCCGCATCAACTTTACCAATGTCTGCTGGACAATTTACTAAGCGATACAGTCAGCAATCAGACTATGCGCAAGGCATCATTACAAAAATTGCTGATCTTTTTGGCGGTATGCCAGCCCAACCAGACACAGCATTTTCATCTGGTGCCAGTGCTGTCAAAAGTGCAGCCCAGCGAAATGTTGACAGTGTTGGAAGTCAGATTCGTCAAGTTGCTTCACAGACTGACATTGAACTGGCGCAAGTTCCAAAATTTGAAGAGTCAATCAAAAATGCAAGGCAGCTTCTTTCTTCAATTCCACCAGCCTTGCGCAAAGACCCATTGTTTGAGAGTTTTGAACAGTTTTATTTTGGCAAGCCCAATGATGAATTAAAGACAATGGTTGAGTCTGCTTTGCAGCAAGCTGGCTTAAATCCTACAAATCAAAACTACAAAGCAACGCAGGCCAGCTTTAGAAAACAGCTTGTTGACAGTGGCGTGCCTGAGTTTGAGTTTTTGGGTTATCAGCAAAGGGGCAAGATTGCAGGCAATGATTACCAAGACCAGCGGCAATTGTTTGGTGATCTGGCGTTTACAAACAAAGGCACCAAAGTTGGCGAAGCCTTTAGGGCACTGCGCAATTCTCTTGATGACGCAAGAGATGAAACCTTTAGGCAAGCAGGCATGGATGACCAGATTGCAAAACTTAAAGAGTTGCGTGGGTCTTATGGCGCAGCAAAAGACTTGAACGACAAAATTAAAACAGCCAGCGACAAAACTGCTGTTGGTTATGTAATGAGCAATCAAGACAGCTTTGCCAATAAGGTGTTGCCATTGATGAATGAGTCAGAAAAAACCTCTATGGCTCAAGCAATATTGGCTGACATTCAATTGAACTCTATGTTTCCTACGGGTGAAATGGACATCACTAAATTTGGCCGAAACCTTATCAAAGACGTTAAGGCTTCTCCCACTACGTTGCCAAAAATCCTTGGGCCAGAAAATGCCGCAACATTGACAGACTTGGCACAGGTTGCGCAATCTGCACTGAAAGCCAAGGTGCCAACATCTGGAACAGCAGAACGATCCGGCATGATGGGAATGCTCACCTCTATGCCTGCAAAGGTGGGGGCTGCAATGGCAGGTGGCACGGCCTTGACGGGTGAGCCTATTCTTGGAACAGCTTTGGCTTTAGGAACTCCGGCCTTGGCAACAAGGGCTTATCTTTCGCCCACAGCGCAAAGCTTGTACTCCAACATTGCAGACCCATTATTTAACTATGGGGCAGCACCAACCCTGCCAATGATGCAATACATGGGAAGCCCTGGCCTGCTAAATATTGAGTCGGCAAAAACTAGAATGCCTGACGAAGAAGAGCGTAGAAGGATGTCAAGCCTACTTGGTGATATTCGTTTGGACTGACCCAAAAAACGCAGCCACCAGCGGGTCACGTTTCACGACCCGTCTTTGCTGTCTGCGCCTGGCATCCTTAAAAGCCTTGTCTTCAATAGACAAGGAACCCCGGTACTGTTGCACCCTTTGCGTGCTGGTGCGGCCAGTTGGCAGTGGGCAGTCAACGTCATCACCCTGCCCCAGCCTGTACTGTGGCCGCCAACGGTAACTGTCACCCGCAGGCATCCACCCGGCAATGTGCACCAGCCCTTGACCGTGCATGTCTTGCAGCACCCTTTGCGCAGCACGCCTATCGCAGTGGATGATGTCCATCAATTCACGGTCACATCTGGCGACACCATCGGCCAAAGCAATCAGCAGGCTGGGCCTGATGCGTGGTTTTAATCCTCGCATTTTTCGGCCTCATCCAGTTTGACTTTCCACAGTGCCAACTCCCGGCGTTTGACACGCTCTAGCATGGCCCGTGCAACATACGCACGGGTGCGCAGGTCTTGCGGGATGGCGTGGCCACTGCCATCAGGATCCAGCAGATCAGTCAGCAGGTCGATGCCTGCATCCAGTGCGGGTGTGAGGCTCATTTGAGGTCACCAACGTCTTTGCGGTACACCAAGCCGTAGTGCATCAAGCTGGGCAACTTGAAGGCATCCATGGCCCCTGGGCGGCCTGCATAGGGCAGCAACTCTTTGCCTTCGTATCGCCCCGACATCTTGTCGATCAAGTTGGGTGGGGTCTTAATAAATTTGTCGGCCATTTTCGATGCATCCTATGAGGTATTGAAGGGATTGAACTTTGCGCCAGGCTTGGTCAGACGATTGCAGGTCACTCGGGCAATTGCGCACGGCATGTGCTGGCAATGCCAACCCCCGTGCATCATCAAGCGCGTGCTGCAATTGGGCCTCAAGGTCGGGCAGGTCATCGGTGGTCAGGTCTTTGAGGCTCATTTGCGGCATCCCTTCAGGCAGGCTGGTGAATGTTTGGACTGGCACACGCCAAGGATCTGGCAGCGTGTCAGTGGCTTGGGTTTGATCCAGATGGTCTTCATGCCTGATCCTTTGTGTAAAGCGCAATTGGCTTGTATACGCTTGAAGGTTTTTTCCATCGAAAATATTTGTGGCCAACTGCGTTCTCACAGAGGTATGCAATCGGCTCAGGAATTGTTATTGAGATCACGCCAGTCTGGCTGGGTGGCGGCTGCTCCAGGTACTCAGCATAAACACGATCAGCAACAAGGTCAGCAAAACGCTGCAAAGCCTTGGGGTGATCCAGATGGCAGGCTGGCAAATTGGCCTCTCTGGCCAAGTCCATGATCGTCTTCATGCCGACCACCCATAAAACAAGGCAGCAGCCAAGCCGATGCCAATGACCAAGGCGGTGATCAGGTCCAGTGCAGCCTCTGCACGGGCGTGCAGCTTGGCGGCTCTGACTTGGTAGTGCTGGTGATATTTTTGGTGTTTCATAATGTTCCTTAAAACAATTCTTGCTCAACTTGAATGCACAAATCTGGTCCATCGTCATACCGCTGCTGATCGCATTTGGGATACAACTTCAGCACTGGGTAATTCAGCTTTTCTTGCATCATTCGGCGCTGTCGCTTGTCGCCAACAAACTGAAAATAACGGTGCTTGTCCATGGGCTTGACCATTTCAATGCCATTCTCTTTGGCCCATCGTGTTGGGTCTGTTATGCCTCTGTCCCTCAAAGTCATTGGATGCGTGCGCTTGCCATCAACGATATAGGCTTTGTCATGGCTCTTGGTGGCTCCCGTATACAGCCAGTTAGTGGCCTGATAAATGATGCCGCAATGGTTTTGCTCCATGTCGGCATAACTAATCACGGCGCATGGCTTTGGCTCCAACAACTTCAAGCTGTTGGCCACCAAAAAACTTGAAGCGTTTTTTGTCTTGGACTGCACCACCACACGGGCCAATTCATACAGCCTGAATTCCCTGTCCTTGAATGCGTGCTTTTGAATTGGCGGGGATGGCTGGCCATACACTGCAACACCTGTAATTTGGCCATCCTCCTCAAGCCCAAAGCCAGCCCAAAAAATAGAGGCTCTGCGGCTGTAGTGTTTGGTCAGAACAAATTGCTCTGCCACCTGTTTTGAAATTGGTATGACGTTCATTTGCAGCACCTTTAAACGCTCTTGATTGCTTCTTTGCATTTGGCAAGCCACTCAGGTGCATAACCAGCATCAAAGTCCACATCGCCAGTCAGCAGCCAATACGCAGACGCTATGTCGTTTGTGCCAAATTCTTGAACACGGCTGCGGCCTTCATAACCATTCCAGTTGCCCCAGATGTTTTGCTTTATTTTTCGCATCGTTTTCTTTCTGTGGAAAGGGGCCGAAGCCCCGTGGGTGATTAGGCTGCGTTATAAGCAGGGACTGGGATGTAGCCATACTTTTTCCATTCCATCCGAATCAGTGGGCTGTATGTGGCTTTGCTGTTTTTCGCAACTGTCATTGCGCCATGTACTTGTGCGCGAACTGCGTAAATTTGTGATTTGGTCATGTCGTTTTCTCCGGTTTAGTCGTTACCCAGAACAAATGCTGTGCTGGTGAAACGTATTATGCACTAAATTAAAAGACAATGCAACGACCCTACAAAACAGTCAACTATTAACAAAGAATGCAAGTAAAATGCTGGCATGACATCTGTTCACGACATCCGCACCTTGGCCAAGCAGCACGGCATCTCCATGAAGGCCGTATGCCTCGAAGCCAAAATACAACAGCCCCAGGTCAGCAGATGGCTGAGTGGGGCTGTGGATCCTCTGTGGGGGTCAGTCAATCAGCTTGAACAGGCACTGCTTAAGCTGATTGGTGCCAAGGGCTGATTACCAGTCATCTCCAACGTCAGCAGTGGCCACGGGTGCTGGCGCTGCACCCCGGCTGATGCCGAAGTCGGCGGCAGCAGTCGGCTTGGCACCACCCAATGGGTCACCCTTCTTCACCAACAGGATGTTGTTCAGGCCGAACGACACACCATTGTTGCCAGCCTGGCTGTAGGCGTAAGCATTTAGCGACACACGAATGTAGTCCCCCGAAACAATGTCATCGCTGCCGATCAGGTCATTGCCATGCGTATCAATCGCGCCAGGCTTACTGGTGCTCTTGACGTTGCAAAAGAAATGGCCCTGATACTCACGGCCCAAAGGAGAACCATCAGTCTTGGTTTCGGTGTCGCCATCCCTGAGTGGATTGCGCACGTTCTTGGGGATCTTGTCCCCAAACTTGGCTTGCAGCGCCTCTTTGGCCGCAGCCTTGAGTGCTGTCAGCGTGTCCTTGTCGGACTTGGGAATCAAAATCTGCGTGCTAAATTCATCCTTACCGGAAAGTTCATTCTTGCGAGGTGCAAGTGCAGAGAAATACGAGGTGCGGACCTCGCCAGTGGTGACTCTAGTTGTCATGATCGTTTCTTTCAGATTGATCGTTTAAAGGTTTTCAGCGCCATCACCTGATGACGCAATTGCACTTTAGCACAAATATTTTTCTTGCGTCAAAAAAAATAGGGATGCACAATGGCGACTCATTTCAACCGTGAAACCGAGGAAACCGATGAACCTGTACCCGCATCAGGAAACTGCCAAACAGTTTCTGCTCACCCAAAAGAGGGCCATTCTGGCCGACCAGCCGCGAGTCGGCAAGACACTGCCAACAGCAGCCGCAGCCCTCGAAAACCTCCCCGCCTTGATCGTCTGCCCAGCCATTGCAAAAACGGTCTGGGAAGCCGCATTCTGCAAGCTGTCCAACGCCTCTGTGCGTGTTGTCAACGGTAAGAATGACGCCATGAAGACCACCAACCATCAGGTGGTCATCATCAACTACGACCTGCTGCAATACTTCAACAATGCGGGTTACCGCACGCTGGTGCTGGATGAGTGCCATCGCATCAAGAACCCCTTGGCAAAACGCACCGCATCCGCATCCCTACTGATGAAGCAGATTGACCGTGTGTATGCCTTATCTGGCACGCCTATCCCCAACAGGCCCGTAGAACTGTGGCCCATCTTGCACGGCCTGGGTATTTACCGTGGCGGCTGGTACGACTTTGCGGCCAGGTACGCCAAGATGTGGAAATCGCCATGGGGCTTAGATGTCTCAGGCTCCAGCAACATCCCCGAACTCAAGGCACTGATGAAACCCCATGTGCTGCGGCGCAAAAAAGAAGATGTGTTCAAAGACTATCGTGATCCACAGGTGTCGCTGATCACGTTTGATCTGCCCAATGACAAGCGTGAGCAGCAATTCGATGCTGATGCCTTGGCGGCCAACCCCAACGCCTTGCTGGCCTTTGAAGGCTTGGCAGAGATCATGAAAGAAGCGGGTATGCGCAAAGTCAATTTAGCAGCCGAATTCATTGATGACCTGCTGAACTCTGGTGAACCCGTGGTGGTCTTTGCGCACCACAAGGATGTGGTGGCCGAACTAGTCAAAGAACTCAAGGCCCACAAGCCTGTGACGGTGGTCGGCGACACGCCAAGAGCGCAGCGCGACAAGGCCATTGAAGCCTTTCAAGCTGGCAAGACCAAGTGCATTGTCGGGAATATCCAAAGTATGTCGGAGGGTGTGGACCTGAGTGCTGCCGACACGATCGTCTTTGTCGAGTGCACATGGTCAACCAGTGCTTTGGAGCAGGCCAGCAGCCGGGTCGAGAACATCACCAAGAATGGCATCCAGCCCGTCATCTACATCTTGACCATCAGGGCATCACTTGACCACACGGTGCTTGCAAAAATCTTGGCCAAGCAAAACATCATCAACCAAATTATTTGAGGACCACCATGCAACACACTGAACGCAAACACGCACGCTTGTCAGCATCACGCACAGAGCGATTTATGCAATGCCCAGGCTCTGTGCGTCTCGAATCACAAATGCCTGATGAGCCACCAGGCGAGGCCGCGGCCATCGGCACGGCCATCCATGAGTTGTCCGAGAAGCTGCTGCGCAGCGAACCATTTAATTTTGACGACTACCCAACCGATCAATTCAACATGGCCATGGAGTACGTTGAATTCATCAACACCTTGGTCGAAAAGCCCCGTAAACGCATGATCGAGGTCAACGTGGATGCTGGTCTGAAGACCCTGCACCATGCCCTTGGCGGCACGGCTGACGCTGTGCTGGTCGATGGCAACCACCTCCATGTCATCGACCTCAAGACTGGCCGTGTGCTGGTCGAGGCCGAGAACAACAAGCAACTGATGACCTATGCCCTGGGGGTCATGCGCCAATTCAACGCCCCCCTCGACATCATCTGCACTATGCACATCTTCCAGCCCCGTGCTGGCCACAGTAAGTGGACCATCAGCGGCATCGACTTGGTGAACCATGGCCATGACCTGCGCAACGCTGCCGCCTTGGCCCTGACACCCGATGCCCCCACCAACCCATCACCCGATGCCTGCAAGTATTGCCGAGCCAAGACCATCTGCCCGTCCATGCGCCAAAAGGTCCAAGACAACGCACGCAAGGACTTTGCCCCAGACACGGCCATCACGCCTGAGATGATTGATCTGGCCAAGATGGCAGAGACATGGGCCGATGCCGTGCTGACTGCCGCCAAGCAGCAACTGACCAACGGCAGCACCATCGCAGGCTGGAACCTCAAGCCAGGCCGCAAGACCCGTTTCTGGAAGTCTGAGGAACTGGCCGCTGCCGCATTAAAAGACCACCCCAAAGCCTTCACCCTGCGAAGCCCTGCCGCCATTGCTGACCTGAAGATTGAAGTGTCTGAAGACCTGATCGGCATTACCCATGCAGCCCCAAGTCTTGCCAAAGACAAGGCCAAAAAGTCCGAAGAATAGAATTCATTCCCCAACCCCCAAAAAAGAAAGCCCCTGAATGATTCGCGTCATTCAGGGGCCAAGTTCCCAACTTAGGAGTTCCAGTGTCAATTTTACATCCAGCAACAGCCAGAGGCATCAACCATGGCTAAGAAAACATTCGGATTCATTGCCCAGAACTTGGCCGATCTTGGTTACGAGCCAGTCCCCATCATCCGAGGTGAGAAGCGCCCTGCTGTGGACAAGTGGCAGGCTGGTGGGTGGGAGGTGCACACCCAGCAGTTCGAAACCAACTACACAGGGCTGCTGACCCGATTCAACCCCGGCGTGGACATTGATGTGTCAGACGAGGAACTGGTCCAAGCCATTCGCGCCATCGTCTTTGATGTCGCCGGGTGCCATGAGATGCCGCCACCTCGGCGCATCGGCAACGCGCCCCGAGAGTTGCTGCTGTTCCGCACCGAGGAAGAGTTCGCCAAGGTCAGCACCGCTGCTTACGTCCTCAAGACCGACAAGGCCGATGCCAATGGCAAGGTCAAAGGCTCCAAGGTCGAGATCCTTGCCAGTGGCCAGCAGTTTGTGGCCTACGCCATCCACCCCGACACAGGCAAGCCCTACAACTGGAACGGCGGCGGCGAGCCTTTGGCCATGGAGCGCAGCAAGCTGGTCACGCTGGACGAGGCCCAGGCCAAGGAGATCGTGGCCAGGTGCGAGGTGCTGCTGTCGCTGCACGGGCAGCTTGTCGAGCGTAGATCCATCACCTCAGACTCAGGTGGAACGCTTGCGGACAGAATCCCGAACGAGCGCCAAGATGCCGATGACCCAATCCTGGCCCTGTCCGCAGTTGGCGCCATGCCCAACCCCAACCTGCCGTTTGACGATTGGCTGCGCGTCCTGTACGCCACCAAGGGTGCCCTCAAGGAAGAAGGCCGCAGCGCCTTTATGCGCTGGTCGGCCAAGTCCATCAAGCATGACCAAGCCTTTGCTGACAAGGAATGGCAAAAGGCCCGGCCCACCATGCTGGGTGCTGGCTCACTCATATGGATGGCCAAGAAGCTGGGCTGGGCACCCGTGATGGCCATGCAGGTCGCGCAGCCTGTGGCCAACAGCGTGGTGGTGGACGAGGATGGCGAGGTGGCATCCCTTGTTTGGCCACACATGTCAGGCGGCAAAGCCCCCAAGCCGCTGAACACCTTGGAAAACTTTGCCGCCCTGTCCCGGTTTCTTGGCATCGAGTACCGCATGAACATGATGACGGGCGAGGAGGTGGTACGCATTCCCGGTATGCAAGTGGCCGAGGGGTCGGAGGCCAACAGCGCGGTTACCTACATGATGAGTCAGGCTCACCTTATGAGCCTGCCGTCTAGCTTGGTGCCAGAGTTCATGTCCATGATTTGCGCCCAGAACCCGTTTCACCCCGCCCAGCAGTGGGTGGATTCCAAGCCTTGGGATGGCGTGAGTCGGATGCAGGCATGGATGGACACCATCACAGCCGTGGACCAGCCCCTGAAAGTCCAGATGATGCGCCGCTGGGCCATCAGCGCCATGGCCGCCCTTTATAAGCCGGGTGGTGTCAGCGCCCATGGCGTGCTGACCCTGCTGGGCGACCAAGGCATCGGCAAGACCAGTTGGTTTCTTTCCTTAGTGCCGAGGGGCTTGGGCTTTGCCAAGGACGGGATGATCTTGCGGCCTGACAGCCCAGACAGCGTGCGCCAAGTCACCGCCAACTGGCTGGTTGAGCTTGGCGAGTTGGATGCCACCTTTCGCAAGTCGGACATTGCCGCCCTCAAAGCCTTCATCACCCAGGCCAGTGACACCTACCGACTGCCCTACGCCAGAAAGAACACGGTCAACCCAAGACGGACGGTTTTCTTTGCCTCGGTCAATGACTCAAAGTTTTTGAGCGACAACACGGGTAACCGCAGGTACTGGACTATCGACTGCCTTGAGATTGACTACCGCCACCAGATCGACATGCAGCAGTTTTGGGCCGAGGTCAAGACGTTCTACCAAGCAGGCGAGGATTGGTATCTGGATGAGGCCGAGTTGGCCAGCCTGAACGAGTCGAACGAGCAGTTCATGACGCTGGACCCGATTGCCGAGAGGCTTGAGACTCGGCTGGATTGGGATGCGCCAAGCATTGACTGGCATTGGCGTACAGCCACCGAAATTGCCATGGCCATCGGCCTGACCAACCCGAGCAGGTCGGATGTGACCCGCATTGCGTCCTATTTGCAAAAGAGTAAAGGGTGCAACCATAAGAGATCGCACGGCTTGACCAAAACCTTGGTTGCACCCTATGTGTTTGTCTGAGGTTGCACCAAGTTGGCAGGTTGCACCGAGGTTGCACCTGCCGCAAACCCGCATGGTTATTAGCTTTGTGCAACCTGGTGCAACCTGGTGTAACTACTTTACTTAAAATGGATATTAGTGGAATATGGCAAATAAACACATAGAAAACGCAAATAGAAAGGTTAAGCAATTGGTTGCACCCGTTGCACCCGTTGCACCCGATGACTTTTTGGACGATGACCGGGTGACCTGCGACACCTGCCAACATCGAGGCGACCAGCCAGCCGATGAGTTTGTGGATTTGGACAAGGCAAGGCAACTCAGGACCATGGGCAAACGATTGGGTATGCCTGGCGACAAGTTTGAGCAAAAGGGCAACTGGCTCAGAATTTCATGGATTGAAGCCTGCTGCCATGCGACTGGCTTTTCGCCACAACCTAGCCAACTCAAGCATCGATGCCATTTGTATTCCAAGGCAACTGTCCAGCCTTCATCGGTAGAATCCGATGCATGGTGGCTCGACTGAGAAAAAGTATTGAACACACTGAACAGGTCAAACTGGTGCAGCGGGTCAGAGCCTTTTATCCGGATGTCATCATTGCGGCCATACCGAATGGTGGCAACAGAACGGCCTCAGAGCGCGTTAGGCTGCATCAGGAGGGGGTACTTGCTGGAATGCCTGATCTGTGCGTCCTTGAGGCATCTGGTGGTCACCATGGGCTGTTTGTGGAGATGAAGACAGCAACAGGGCAGCAGAGCAAAGAGCAGAAGGCTTTGCAGTTGCAATTAAACAACAGCGGCTATCTGTGCGCTGTTGCACGGTCGGCCCAAGAGGGTTTTGAAATTATTGAGGAGTATTTGAATGGCAAAAGCAAACACGCTGGCCGAGTGGGCTGACAACATTGTTGAAAGGCAGATTACCCTCAAAGACAAGGCAGCCATCGCACGCAAGGAAGCCTCAGACGTCAACAAGAAGATCCACCAGTTCGGTGGCGAACTTGCCATAGTTGACAAGATCTCACAAGGAGAAACCGTTTTGGGGTTGGCTCGGACGCTGGGGATAAGTCACACCGCTTTTTACGATTGGGTGGATAGAGGGGGCGAGACACGCACTGCTGCTCTTGCACGCGCACGCACGCGAGGTGGTCAGAGTTTAGCCGAGCAGACGCTGGAGATCGCCGACAGCGCGACCCCGCAAGAGGCGCAGGTGGCCAAGCTGCGGGTGGACACCAGGCGCTGGCTGGCCAGCAAGATGAACGAGGACTATGGCGACAAGCAGCAGCCCTTGGTGAACATCGACTTGGGCAGCATGGCGCTGGATGCACTGCGCAAGCGCAGCATCGATACGCATACCAATGACTGACGCTGCTTCCTACAACGTCCATTATGTTAAGTCGATACAGAGTTATCCACAGATTAATGGATACGTTTGGTTTAACTTGCAAGTTATCCACAGGAATCTGTGGATAACTGTGGACAAACCCCTGTGGACAAGCCGATGCCGCGCCAGCCTGGGACCGTGGCCGCGACCCCCCCCGGTGGCCGCCTTGGCGGGGGCGGCTGCTGCGGTACCCCACACCCATCCCTGACAACCCTGCCAAAAAAAATTTTTATATTGTCAATGGCATCCACTTGCCTTAAACTGCAATTCCCTATAAACAAGGAGACACTGATGGACACGACATTTCTCAAAAGGGTACGCACGCTGTACCCACAGAGCCGCCATCTGCAACGGCAGTGGATCAAGAGCATTCGGCATCTGGGTGCTAAGTGGCTGATCTGTCAGCCGCAGCCACAGGACAAGCTGCGTGAGCAGGCGGCGGGGCGGTGGGCATGAACTGCTGTGATGCAAACGGCAATTGCCGACAGGGCCGTGATTGCCCGGTGAGGGGGTATTGGAAGAATCCACCAGAGACAAAACTCAGCGTCATTGCTGAAGACGAGCAGCCAACCCCGGCTGATGGCCAACTGGTCTGGGTAGTGGCGGCGTTTATCACGTTGATGCTGGGGCTTCTTACTTTACGGAGTTGTTTATGAGAGACGTAATTGAGATGGCCCGTAAGGTCAAAATGCCCTATGACTTTGTGACGGGTGAGCCAATCAACCTTGAAAAGTTGAAAGCCTTTGCCGAGCTTGTCCGTGCTGATGAGCGTGAGCAGATTATTGCGGCACAGCCAGCACCCGAGCAATACACGGCACTGGAACAAGCATTGACCCGCCTGCAAAAGCGGTATTCGGAGCTTGAGACAAAGGCCGCATCACAGCCAGCAGTCCCTGATGCCATCACCGACAGCAGCGAAACCCCCGAGTACAGCCAAGGCTGGAACGACTGCCGACAGGCCATGCTGGCCGCATAATTGACGCATATGGCAAAAGAAAATGTGTTTCAGCAGTGGGTGGAGAGGTATCAGCCTGACCCGGTGCTATTTGTGCGGGAGGTGCTGGGGGTAGATCCGGACCCGTGGCAGGTGAAGTTTCTCCAGGCGATTGCCCGTGGGGACAGGAAGATCAGCGTCCGCAGTGGCCACGGGGTGGGGAAGTCTACGGCATCAAGCTGGGCCATGCTGTGGTACTTCATGACCAGATCACCCGTCAAGGTGGTGGTGACTGCGCCGACATCCAGCCAGCTTTATGACGCGATGTTTGCGGAGTTGAAGCGGTGGATCAATGCGATGCCTGCCCCATTGCAGGGGCTGCTGACCGTCAAGCAAGAGCGCATTGAGTTCAACGCAGCGCCAACTGAGATGTTCATCAGGGCTAGGACCAGCAGGGCCGAGCAGCCCGAGGCTTTGCAGGGCATTCACTCTGAGTATGTGATGTTGGTGGCCGATGAGGCCAGCGGTGTGCCGGAGCAGGTGTTCGAGGCGGCGGCTGGCAGCATGTCGGGCCACAACGCTGTGACGCTGCTGCTGGGCAACCCGGTGAGGTCATCAGGGTTCTTCTACGACACCCACACCCGGCTGGCTGGGGAGTGGACCACGTTTCAGGTGGCGTGTACCGACTCGCCAAGAGTCAGTGACGAGTATGTGAAGGAGATGGCGCAGCGGTACGGTGAGGACAGCAACGTCTACAGGATTCGCGTGATTGGTGAATTTCCCAAGGGGGATGACGACACCATCATCGGCATGGACCTGCTGGAAAGTGCGGTGCATCGGGATGTGGCGCCGAGCCAGTCGGCACCCATGGTGTGGGGCTTGGATGTGGCGCGGTTTGGCAGTGACAGGTCGGCCCTGTGCAAGCGCCAAGGCAACGTGATGACCGAGGCCATCAGGACTTGGAAGAATCTGGACCTGATGCAACTGACGGGTGCGGTGGTGGCTGAGTACAACGTGCTGCCGCCAAGCCAACAGCCCAAAGAGATTCTGGTGGACAGCATCGGTCTTGGGGCTGGGGTGGTGGACAGGCTCAGAGAGCTTGGCCTGCCAGCCAGGGGCATCAATGTGTCCGAAAGCCCGGCCATGGGCGGCACCTATCGCAACCTGAAAGCCGAGCTTTGGTATCGGGCCAAGGCGTGGCTGGAGGCGAGAGACTGCAAGCTGGCCAAGGACGAGGTGCTGATTAGCGAATTGGCCACGGTGCGGTACACCTTCACCTCTAACGGCAAAATTGCCATTGAAGGCAAGGACGAGATCAGGAAGAGGGGATTGCCCAGCCCTGACAAGGCTGATGCTTTTGTGCTGACGTTTGCAAGCGATGCGATTGCCGGGATGTACGGGTCGGCGGCCAGCAGCAAGTGGAGCCAGCCGCTGCGCCGAAACCTGTCTCGGGTTGCATAATCTGGGAATTACCAACTGGAGCTTTTATGGCCACAATGCAGCGCACCATGGAACAAGTCATGGACAAGGAAGAAGGTGAGGACATGAGCGCAGGCGAGAACTGCCCCATGCCAACGCAAGACATCACGCTGAATTTAAAGAATCGGGCCAAGGCCATCACCAGTGCGTCCTACGGTCCTGAGAATCCAAAGCTGCCCAACAGTGCGTTTTGGGCCAAGAAGGCTGACCAGTGGGATGTTTCCACAGATGACGCAAAGCAAAGCCTGTGCGGCAACTGCGCGGCATTCAACGTGTCTGACACGCTAAAGAAGTGCATTGCCCAAGGTATTGGCATGGAAGCCGACC